TGGCGAATCAGACATATCTAAGATGCTCAACAAGGCGTATGAAAATTACCGCGTCCGTGGTGGCAAGGAAGTTATGGGACGTACACCGTCTAAGGAAGAGGTTGACGTAGCCGTATCTCGCGGTGAAGTAATTGTACCGCCACATATTGCCAAGATCATCGGCTATGACCGCCTCGAAAAGATCAACAATCGCGGCAAGAAAGAAACGTCGAAGCGCATCGAAGAGAACGGCCAACGCCCAGCGGGTGCTGCAGGGGGTGGATTCCTCACTGTGGGAAAGTACGCAGAGGGAGATAAGGTTCGTCCGACGCCAAAGCCCGACCTTGTTGAGCGTCGTCAAGACGAAGCTATAGCAGATGTTGAACTTCGTGCTGATTTAGAAGAATTTATACGCGACGATCAGCTAGCTCGACTTGGCTGGGACTTGTATACATCGGGAGAGTTGCGAGTGGCGGGACTGCCCACTCCGTTTGACTACAGCAGGGTTAGCCAAGATGATGGGACAGAGACGGTAAAGGATCAAGTTGGTTACGGCTTTGCGGGCGTATACAACCCCGCCCCCGGCAAAAACAAAAGACCAGTTTTTCCACAGGGACAAGGGTTCTCTAAAGAACAAGAGGCAAAGACGGAAACACTAAATCCATCCACTACTCCCAACAGAATGATTTCACCTCTTCTCTCGAAGGTGGGCATCACTCCTAGCGAAACTCCTACGGCGTCATACTTCTCAGAACCTATGTACATTCCGACACACGCCCAAACTTATGAGGGAATAGATATGGGAGACAGGGCGACAGTTATGATTACACTGGCGCACGAACTACGACACGCTGCGATGAACTACATGCACTACGATCTTGGCGCACCCCGACTAACAAGGGGACAAGAAGAGCGTATGATGGATGTCATGGACGAAAAAACTCGTCGTGAAGTTTCTAAGAAAAATTCGCTCGTGCTTGCGGAGTCTCCCTACATAGAGGTGGCGCAGAGGGGGGATGTAGCTAAGTATATGAGCATTCCTAAAAAACAGGTTGAACTTTACAATAATTTAGCTGCAGAGGTGCTTAAAGAGAGAGGTGTTCCTCCTGTAGCCAAGCCTGAAGAAAAAGGATTTATTTCCAGATATATTGACGGCTTATTCGGTAAGTCCAATACAAAAAAGAGAGATAAAAACCCTGTAGACTACGAGTCTGAGACTTTGCAGTCTCCACAGTTTTAAGATTCGCTGGCTACCCGCTAACAACGGCCCCAGCACAACCGGAGCGGCTACCTACACGCCAAAGTAGCCCCGCTATCAAGAGGTAATAAAATGGCAAAAGCAAGAGGCCACCGTGCCAACAAACCTAACGACTCATTCGGAACAATCAACAATGACTCGTTATATCGTGGGAAGCACCGCGAAGATGTCTACAAAGACGACGAAGACAACGAAGCGGAAGAGACTGTAGAAGCACAAGACGCGGACCCCGAAGAGGCTACTCCGCAACAAGCAAGCAGTTTCGTAGAACAAAAGCAAGAAGCTGAACACGACTACAAGAAACGATATGACGACCTCAAACGACACTACGATACAAAGGTAAATGAATTCAAGCAGGAAATCGCGGAATTAAAAACGGTTATGCAATCTCCTCAAGCACAGATGCCGAAGGGGGTAGCAATGCCAAAGACTCCAGAAGAACTGCAAGCATTCAAAGATCAGTATCCAGAAGTGTTCGAAGTCGTACAGACCGTTTCATCCTATCAGGCTGAATCACAAGTTGCCGAACTCCGCGAGGAATTAGGTACGATCAAAGAGCGTGAAAAGGAACTCGAAAAGCAGAAGGCTTACCAGCAACTGCTCAATCATCACTCAGACTTCGACGAGATCAAGTCAGATGAAAAGTTTCTTTCGTGGCTCGAAGAACAGCCTGAGTCAATCTCAGATGGCATCTACAAAAACAATACGGATGCTAAATGGGCGGCACGGGTCATAGACCTCTACAAGGCCGATACTGGTGTACCGGCAAAAAGGAAGAAGACCACAAAACCTTCTGCAGCAGATGCAGTTACTAAGACCTCCGCGAGAGAAGTAGCGACTGCAAAAGTAGACGGCAAGGTGTGGAAAGCTTCCGAAATCCGTAGTCTCAAGCCGTGGGAGTTCGAGAAACTCGAAGAAGAACTCGACTCTGCGCGTCAAGAGGGACGGATCGACCCTAACAACTAACCTTAACCTCAAGAAGGAAGGAAAGAACCAATGGCATTTGGTACTGCTGCAGGTTACGCAAACCTGCCTTCCGGTAACTTCGCACCGGAAATTTTCAGCCAAAAGGTTCTCAAGTTCTTCCGTCGTGCTTCGGTTGTAGAAGACATTACAAACACCGACTACGCGGGCGAAATTGAAAACTTTGGCGACACGGTTCGCATCATCAAAGAACCAACAGTCACTGTCAGTGCATACACACGGGGTTCCGTTGTAAACGCACAAGACTTGGCTGACGATCAAATCACGATGGTTGTCGATAATGCAAACGCTTTCGCGTTTAAGATCGACGACATCGAAGAGCGGCACTCGCACGTAAACTTCGAAGCACTTGCTACCTCATCTGGTGCATTTGCCCTGAAGCGTAAGTACGACGCCAATGTCCTGCAAGCCATGTCAGATGGTGCAGGCATTGCAGGTGCTGACGATGCCTCACTCTCTGGCGGGTTGACCACTACCAACTCTGCTCTGGGTACAGCATCCGCTCCAATCAACGTAGAAACCGACGATGCAGGCATCAACCTGATGCTGCTGATGGCACGTTCGCTTGACGATCAGTCTGTGCCGGAAGAGAATCGCTGGTTCGTAGCACCGCCGATCTTCTACGAGAAGATGTTCCAAGCCGGTAATAAAATGGCTGAAGTTCAGGTAACCGGCGATGGTACTTCACCACTGCGTAACGGTCTTGCTGTACCGGGCACCCTTGCTGGTTTCCGCTGCTACAAGTCCACCGCACTCAACTCAACAGCAGGTACCGATCAGGTAACTCTGTCTGGTGTGGCAACTGACGCCTCTGAGAATGTTATTCTCGCAGGTCACATGTCGTCCACCTCCACTGCTTCGCACATTGCTAAGACCGAAGTGGTTCGTTCAACTGAGTCGTTCTCTGACGTAATTCGTGGTCTGCACGTTTTTGGTCGCAAAGTTCTGCGTCCAGAAGCTGTCGTTCGCGGCGTCATCGACTTTGCGTAAGGGGAGATATATAAATGGCTACTTATGATCGTACCGTTACTGGTGGAGGAACCGTTGGTCATCCGGCTAACCTGCCTCGCCCGTATGTTATCACCTCTCCGGTCTACGACGCGGTTGATAACACGTCCCTCGCTGGGGCTGATATTGTCAAGATGATCGATCTGCCTGCAGATACGATGGTAATCGGCGGCGCTCTTGAAGTCCTTGAGGCTTCGGGCAACTCCTCCGTGACGCTTGACGTAGGCACCAGCACTGACGTTGACTCACTGGTTGACGGCGGCGCAAGTAACGCTGCTGCAATCATCCAGTTCAACCTGAAGGCTGCAGGCGTGAATATGGTCACTGCTGCTGACTCTGTTCAGGTGACTGTGCTTGACTCCGGATCATCCGGCACGACTGCACTGCGCTTCCGTGTACACGCCGTCGTATGCGACGTGTCACAGAATCCTACTGAGTCTGCTACAGTTTCGACTGGCACATAATAATCTTGGGGGCAGGGCAACTTGCCCCCTTTACTCCTTACTCAATTCATGTTATAAGCAATAACCTTTGCGGGGGATACACCTATGGCACCTAAAGCACCAGCCAAACCAAAGAAGAAGAAGTCAGGCAGTCCTACGCCTAAAAACAAGGCTCTCTACTCACGTGTAAAAGCAGAAGCAAAGAAGAAATTCGATGTTTACCCAAGCGCATACGCAAATGCTTGGCTTGTTCGTACGTATAAGAAGCGTGGTGGGACGTACGCCTAATGGCTAAACCAAAGGGCGGCTTAACGAAATGGTTCAAAGAAGACTGGCGGGATGTAAAGACCGGCAAGAAGTGTGGTCGTTCCGGATCAGAAAAGAAGAAGCGGCCCTATCCTGCATGTAGGCCAGCCAAAGTGGCCAAGCGCATAACCAAGAAAGAAGCAGCAAAGAAGACCGGACCACGCAAAGTGAACTGGTCTGTAACAGCTTCGGGCAGAAGAAGGAAGAAGTCCAGTGGCAAAAAAGCCTGACAACATGCCTGCCCGCAACAAGAAGAACTTTCGCCCTACCAAGAAGGGTGCGGGTATGACGAAGGCTGGGGTGGCTGCATACCGCAAGAAGAACCCCGGCAGCAAACTCAAGACTGCAGTGACAGGTAAAGTAAAACCCGGAAGCAAGGCAGCAAAACGTCGCAAGTCATTTTGTGCCCGCTCTGCAGGACAGATGAAGAAGTTCCCGAAGGCAGCGAAGAATCCGAATAGTCGTCTTCGCCAAGCACGGAAGAGGTGGAAATGTTAAACCTACTGATAGGTCCGATTTCTCAACTAGCTGGCACATGGCTAGAAGGC